AGTGACGGAGGGCGAAAGGACATAAATATAAGGCCGTTATATTATTTAGCCGTATGTCTACCCCTTCTCCTTTACCCGTTTCTGTCACGACTTTTGCAGTCCCGTCTGTGGATACGAGCTTACCACCGAGCATCGATGCGTTTACGGGGGTCAATTATACCGAATATGAAATGGACGAGTGGGAGGGGGCAGGGACGGGGGTGGTGAAACCGGTGCTCGAGAATGGAGCGGAGGGCTTGGAGGGGGGGTCGGGAGTGGAGGGCTCGGGGGCGGTCGAGGTGGTGGGTCCTGACGGGGAAGTCGTCACCCGGGGACCGCGTAAGAACTCGTTCGGGGGCTCGGCGGCCGAGACGGGGCGGCGGGAACGGGAGGTCGAACCTTTGCTCCAACCCGATGAGAACCGTTTTGTCATGTTCCCGATCAAACATCACGACGTTTTTGAACTGTACAAGAAATCTTTGGATCTTTTTTGGAAAGTCGAGGATATCAATTTGAGTAAAGACTTGGCGGACTGGAAAACGCTGACGGATGACGAGCAGAAATTTATCAAGATGGTATTAGCATTTTTCGCTGCATCAGATGGTGTCATCGTGGAGAACCTGGCCCTCCGCTTCATGAACGAGATCCAAAGTGCCGAGATTCGTGCGGCTTATTCATTTCAGAACATGATTGAAAACATCCATAGTGAGATGTACAGCTTGTTGATCGATACGTATATTCAGGACCCCGAAGAAAAAATGCAGCTGTTCCATGCCGTGGAGCACTACCCCTGTATCAAGAAAAAGTCGGACTGGGCCCGGAAGTGGATCACCGACGGCCGTAGTTCCTTTGCCACCCGGTTGTTAGCATTTTCTATAGTGGAAGGGATTTACTTTAGCTCCAGTTTTGCAGCCATTTATTGGCTCAAGCAGAAGAATGTCATGCCCGGTCTGTGTTTTTCGAATGAATATATTGCCCGGGACGAAGGACTCCATGTGGAGTTGGCGGTCATGCTCTATAACAAGTTGAAGCGTAAGGTCTCCAAGAAAAAGTTTGTCGAGATGATGAAAGAAGCCGTGGAGATTGAGCGTGAGTTCATTTGCGACGCCATTCCGTGCCGTATGTTAGGTATGAATAACGATTCCATGTACGAGTATATCCGGTACGTGGCCAACCGGTTGTGTTTGTCCCTGGGATACGAAAAGGTGTTTGAGGCGAAAAATCCCTTCCCATGGATGGAGACAATTTCGCTACAGACCAAAACGAATTTTTTCGAGCATAGAGTGTCGGAATATGCGTTGGCCAACCGCACCGTGGATGAGAAAACGTTTGAGTTTGATGCGGACTTTTAACACGGTGAATATGAATACCCTCCTACAGATAGTGATATACGTCGTATATATATGTTACCATACATGCTAAGAATAGTAACATAGGACCATAGGACCCCCACACCCCCGCCATGGATCCTATACATATCCCTATACTCACACTGGGGGACATCACCTCGGGTGCCCAGCCTCGGGTGCCCAGGCTCGGTCTCCCAGTTCATGTATGGGTATAATGTATAAGAGTCCGGGCACAACCCCCACCCCCATCCACATCATGGCCTCATTTAGGATTCCCATGGGGTTCTGGATTTTTACCTTACTGGGTATCGTCTTGGTCTTGGTGGTCACCGACCTGTCCCAAGCCTGGGGGCCGAGGAGGCCGGCGGGCGCCGGCCCCGAGGGTATGACGGCCGCCGAGCCCACCACCATCACCATCGTCCCCACCTTACCCGCCAAACTGTTACCCAAGCCTCCCATCACGATCCCCGAACGGATGTTCAAACCCGTGTTTCCGCGAGCCATCACCCCCGCCCCGATCATCCAATGAGATGGGGGCGGCGGGCTGGGATGAGGATATGGGTGAAAAACCATATAGATGGTTCTTGATATAGAACCCTATACCATGACCATGCGACGACTCATACGTACCCCTTATATCCGTGATTTGGTCCGTGAGACCTTCACCCCGGGTCAGGTGGCGACCCTGGACCGGGTGGGGACCGCCGTGGCGACCATGACCGGGGGGGCACCGCCGGCCTGCCCCGATTGCCAGCACTTTGTGCGTGACCACGGGACCGAGTACGGGAAATGCCGGATGTTCATGGAAGTCAACTTGGCCACCGGGAACTTTGCCTACCTTCATGCGACCTCGTTTCGGGAGGACCGGCCCGACCGGTGTGGGCCCGCGGGCCACTACTTCGACCCTCGGAAGTGACGTGGTGGGGGCTGGCGCTGGCTGGCTGGGGTACGAAACCGATACAAAACCATGTCGACATGGTTTGGTATGAATGTATTGGACCAAGCGGGGGACGGCTCACCATGGCCGACGCATACTGGATGTTTACGGCCTCCGTCGTGTACTTTGTGTGTTATGTACCGGAACTATATGCCAATTACCGGAACCAGAATGCCAATATCTATAATATACCGGAGAAGGTATTGATGGCCGTGGCGACGGGGTGTGCCCTGGTTTACGCGGTCCGGACGGGGGATGTACCCTTGATGACCAATTACGCCCCCTTGTTGGGGTTGGACGTGGTGGCCCTAGGGATGCGATGTTACTACGCCTGGTGGACCCACCAGGGGGTGGTGGTCCATCCCGTGGACATGGGGAGTATGGCCCCGGTGGTGCCTGGTGACCTCGAGATGGGGGGAACACTGGAAGGCTCGCATCCCAGTCTGGCGGCGACGAATCCCGAGTCGGAAGTATAGATAGATAGGAACCTGGGGGCTCCTATATATCGAGATGGGAGAGGGAGAGAATGGGGAGAGACGGGGGTAGGTGAGATGGGGGTTAGGGTTCGGGGTTCAGTATTTGAGCTTGCGACGGGCCATGTACCTGAGGGGGTCCTTGATGTCCGGGTTCGTGGTGGGAAAGTGTTCACTACCATACACATCTTGGAGAATCATCCATTCGAACATTCCCCCGTAGTAAATGAACACTTGGGTGAATCCGAGTTGGGTCAGTTGTTTGTATTTTTTATCGACCGTGTCGTCGGTACTGTTCTTACCGTACAGGATCAAGGTATAGTGGTCGGGGTTCTTATGGTAGTCCGTGAGGATGTCGTTGATCCGGGGTTCTTCCTGGTGGGGGGGGAGGGTGGTATGGATCAAGTTGTCTTGGTCCGACAGGGAGAGGGTATTGATGAGGAGAGTGGTGGGAGACGGGTGACGGAGGACGTATTGGATATCGTCGAAACCGACCTTGTGATGACCGGCTAAGGTATATTTGGTGGGGGGGACGGGGGTGGGGGAGGGGGTGACGGGGACCAGTTCTTGGGACCCGAAGAGGGTACTATACACACTTTGGAACATGGGCTGGGGGTGAGGCTTGGGGGAGGGTTCGTTTCGGTTAGACTAGGTGTAGGGGCTTGTGTTTATCTGTTTATGGGTTAGGCGGTGGTGGCGGCGGCGGGCTTGGGGGCCGGGGTCTTGGTGGCCTTGGGGGCTGGCTTGGGGGCGGTGGCCTTGGGAGCCGGGGCCGGGGTGGGGGTCGTGGGCGCGGGGGTGGGGGTGGGGGCCGACGGGGGGTCGGAACTCGAGCTGGAGCTGGAGCTGGAACTCGAGCTACTGGACGAGGACGAGGACGACGACGATACCGAGGTCACCACCGGGCGTAAGTGGCCCTTCCCTTGAGCCTCGAGCACCGCCTGGACCCGTTCGACGGCCCGCTTGGCAATCTCGGCCGCCACCTGGGCTTGGATATGCGGGTTACCCGACATCGCCGCCTGGATCTGGGCCGCATGGAGGTCCGTGGGGCAGTTGGGGTTCGGGAGGTTGTTGGGGTCGTACTGGTACGTGGCATTGGGGTCGGCACTGGAGGAGGACGAGGTGGAAGAAGACGTGGAGGTGGTCGTCGTCGAGGTCGTCGTCGTGAAGGAGGCGACCAGGGAGCCGGGGGCCGCTCCCGAGCCTGGGGGGGCCGGCTGGATCTTGATATCCAGCTTGTCGGGGTCAAAACCATGGGCCGCTGCCACCGTACGGGCCTGGGCCATGGCCCGGGCGTAGGTCTCCTCCTTGTTGGCGACCACCCGGTCCATGTACGCCGTGAAGATACGCATACAGTTCTTACGGAAGAACTCGGCCATGGACAGCTTGAGGTCAAACTCTTCGAAATGCTCAATATACTTGAGTTGCACGACCATCAGGGAATTGAACTGGTCCACACACCGGTGGAAATGTTTGTATTGGGCCGCCTCTTCGGGGGTCATACCCGCATACTCGTCCTCCTCTTCGGGGATGGGGTTACCCGAGGCGTCGAGACGGGGGGCCTGGGGGGCGGAGTTCCCGGAGGGGTCCGTGGGGGTGGCCTGGGAGGGATCCTGGGGGCGAGTAGCCTGGGAGGCGGATGTGGGAGCCGAGGTGGGGGCGGTGGCCTGGGGGGCTGACTGGGAGGACAAGACCCGGTTAGCGGGGGCGACGGTCGGCGCCGGAGCAGGGACGGGGGGTGTCACCACCCCCGCCGGGGCGAGGGCTGCCGCGGACGGGGGGTCACAGACTAGGGTGTGCTTCCAGATACCTGACTCGGACTTGTACTTTTTATGGCATTTCTTACATTCAAATAGGTTGGTGGGCCGAGCCGGTAAGGTCGTGGGAGGGGTGCTCGTGGTGTTCCCGGTGGTGCGTTCGATGTGCTTCTTGGACCGACAGTGGGCCTCGAAGGAGCTCTTGAACGGGGTGCTGTAGTTACAAAGATCGCATGTACGGTTGGTGGCCATGGTTACACTGTTATGGTGGGGTGTCTTTATATTGTATTTTAGATTTCCATATTTGGAAATGGTGTGCATTATGGAGATGGGAAGATACCTTTGGAGTGGGGGTGGGACCATCGTAAAATTGATTTTATCATTCACTACGGACGCATTTAGTATACATATGTCCACATCGTCTCATAAGGAAATGCTTGCAAAGGCGCCTCACTGTAACGGGTTAGTATGTTTTCCTGCCGGAGGGACAAGGGTGTGTCCAATATGCAAGGTCTTCATACGCGGAGATATGCCACGTCATATGAAAGGTAATCATGGATTACGGGCAAACTCTGATAAATACTATAGTAAAAACGGGGCATTGAAGCCTGTGCATGGATACGTTAATATTCGTGATCATTTGGCCACGACAGAACAGACGCCCGATAGTTCACACCATAATAATGGTGCCATCTATTTGGCACAGGAACTTGAAGACGTGAATCAGGAAATATACAAAATAGGACGTACCGCACAGGCGGGTTTCAAACGGTTCAAACAATATCCTAGAGGAACCGACGTTATCTTATACTTACGGTCTCAAGACTGTGTACGCGATGAAGGCATTCTCATTGAATTGTTCAAAGAAAACTATAAGCTGGCACGTGGTAGAGAATACTTTCGGGGTTCAATGACTGAGATGAAGAAAGATATTTGGCGTATCGTTAATCAAGGGGAATAGAAAGCCAAAATAAATGATTCAATGTTACGTGATATCGAGTGTGATTTTTTATTATCCCGTGTGTGATACTATACTGTATATAATACTATGTGAGATGACAGGTTTAACGACAACTTAACGACAGGTTTAACGACAGGTTTAACGACACTCGGGTGGCCACCGAAATGAGAACCGGGTTCGCGATTCGTCGACGAATCTAGAATGGCGTTCTAAAAAGTAGGTCAGAGGAAGAGTATGAGAAAAACAAAAGCGGTCCACCACCGACCCCCCCCCTTTTCAAAACGATGATCTTGGACAAGTGGGAACCATGTTTTTCGAACCTTTAGGATGGCCACCGAAATGAGAACCGGGTTCGCGATTCGTCGACGAATCTAGAATGGCGTTCTAAAAAAGTAGGTCAGAGGAATAGTATGAGAAAAACAAAAGCGGTCCACCACCAACCCCCCCCCTTTTCAAAACGAGGACCTTGGACAAGTGGGAACCATGTTTTTCGAACCTTTAGGGTGGCCACCGAAATGAGAACCGGGTTCGCGATTCGTCGACGAATCTAGAATGGCGTTCTAAAAAAGTAGGTCAGAGGAAGAGTATGAGAAAAACAAAGAGGGACCGACGGTGCTGGACCACTTTCTCGGACTGGGGGATTGGCTCCCTTGCGGACAGGCTGGCTACCAGATTGGCTACCTTGCGGACATGGTCCTTTAGGGGGTCTGAAAAATGACCTATCAGGTTCTATGGGGAGTGAAACAACAAAGAGGGACCGACGGTGCTGGACCACTTTCTCGGCCTGGGGGCTTGGCTCCCTTGCGGACCGGCTGGCGACCAGATTGGCTACCTTGCGGACATGGTCCTTAAGGGGGTCTGAAAATGGACCATCCAGTTCTATAGGGAGTGAAACATCAAAGGGGGACCGACGG